GTATCAAGTCCAGCACCTACCATTTTAACGGCATACACTTCCATTTTGTCCTCTATCACGTGCATCTGTTCAACTACGGCTTCGGCTTTTTTCTCAGCAACAATCACGGCTTCTTTCAATTCGGCTTTCTCTTGCACCTTACCTTCAACCAATTGGTCTCCTTTGGCTTTTGCCACAGATACAACTGCGGATGCTTGACGAAGATTTGATTCAACCTTTTTTAACATCGCTTCCACCTCATCAATCGGAGGTGTGGTTACTGCACCAACAGGGAAGGCAATCTCAATCGCTGCGATAAATACGCAAAACAAAATAACTAAGTATCTCATAATTTTTTGACGGTGTTAATGATGCGAAGTTCTGTGATAGCGGCAGCCAATGCGGAATCGGATTTCTTTAAGGCATATCCGAGACGGTCAATCTTCAAATCCAACGCTTCAATTTTCTTGTTTGAGTTTTCGAGTTGCTCGGTGTACGAACTCTTCACGTCATAGTACAAATAACTCACGCCAACCAAAGCGAGAAACGCAACTCCAGCGACTGGATTCTTGCGGAACTGATCAAAGCTAATTGGTAGCGGATTTGCTGAGGGTTTTTTTACGGTCATTTGATGCGATTGATTTTTTTAGTCCAATAGATAACAGCCAAAATACCCGAAATAATACCAAGAATCCCCACACCAAAGGTAACCAAAGGTTGATAAATTTGAGCGAACGTGATGACCGCTGATGAACCCGTGATGGCGGTGGCGATTGCTGCGGTGGTATCATTCAGGTTTTTCACTATTTACAAATTAACTACTTCAACTTGTGATGGATAGATTTGCCCAAGTGCTGACTCAACTGCATTAATCAAAAGAACTTCCGCTGGTTGTGTCTCGTAAGCTGATACTCTCAACTCTAACCCGCTGAAAGTGGTGTTAAAATCTTGGATGCCTTGAATCGGTGCTTTCCCTTGTGCCAATGCTTCAACACTTGCAAAAACAAAGGTTGCGATTTGGGCGGGAATTACTCCGTCTTTTTGGCTTTTAAGATCTGCGTAACCTTCTGCGATTACACATACACTTCCCGAAGGAATCGCGATTCCGCTTGTCAGATTAACGGGAGTATTGATTTGAATTGCTTTCATATTGTAAATTTATAGAATTAAACTGATGTTATTGTTTCCCAAGCCGATGCAGTTCTAACACAAAGTTTCCCCAATGTTGTATCGTAAACTACCAATCCTGCAGCAGGTGTACTAATGTTTGTCTTTTGGGTTGTGGTCATTCTCGGTGGTAAAAAACCTTGTGTAGTTGAATCACATTCCATCCGAGCAGATGCGTTCTTTGTATTAATTCCTGTATAAATGCTTGTATAGGCATAGATTGTTGGCAAATCTGATGACCCGTTTACTGTGTTAATGCTTCCAACGCTATTCCCAATCAAAATTATTCCATCATCTCTAATTTGAAATAAAGGTGTGCCATCTGTTTTTTTTATTTTTAATGAAAATGTGCCTGAAGTTGACCCTCCTATGATTTCAATTTTAGCCGTTGGTGTAATTGTGTTCATCCCCAACCTTTTATTTGTATCGTCCCAATGTAATCCAGTAGTCCCTCCAATTTGTAATGCTGTTGTTGAAATGCTTAAAATGGTATCATTCCCATTACCATCGGATAATGATTTTAACGATGCACCAATAGCACTATTATCTCCAAATTTTATTAGCCCCGAATAAGTGGCGGCTGGTGTTAATCCGTTTAGTGAAGTTCCCATATTAATTCCAAGTTTCTGTTGTTATTGAATCCCAAGTTTGTGGTGTAATTAATTGCCATTGTTTAAAAGTAAAAATCAATACTGAAACACTACCAATCAATCCCAAAAATGTCGGCAATTGCCCAGCTAATAACTTATCGCCAAACAACTTGTCCGCAAACCCACGCATTATTCCAAAGTCAGGCATAATTAATAATCTCCTTTAACTGCAAAACAATTAACGCCATCACTCACGGCAACGGTTATCCCAACCTTTACAACTTGACCAGCCTTTAATTGCAAATCACTATAGGCAGTTACAGCCCTTTGCGAAGTAGTAGTTGTTGAGCCAGTAATCGGCAAAAGTGCAATCTCATCAAACAACTTGAAGTTCGCCCCACTTGAATCACTAACAAAAATCAAAACCAAAGTTGCCGCATTTGTTCCAGCAACCTTTGCCCCTATCTGCGTAATTTTTGTGCCGTTGGTTGCAGCGGTTAATAGTGTGACGGTGTTTGTCATTGTCGCACCTGTGCGGTCAGTTGTTGCCGCAGTCACGGTGGCAAATGCGAGTTCAGGTGTTAGTGCGAATATGGGTGATGTATTTGCAGGCATATCTTAGTAGTTGTAGAATAGGTATAAATCGCCACCTGTTGAAGGTGAGATAGGTAAGTTTGTCAAATTGCTTCCGTCAACCGCTGGAAGTTTAGCGGATGCGTCTAATTGAACGAGTTTATTGGCGGTGTTAAATGTGTTTCCTTGCGTTGTAACGGCAGAACTCAACCTCGTATCAGCCAATGTACCACTTGAGATATTTGATGCGTTTGTGGTGTCTACATCTGCGACATTGCCAAGTCCAACTTGTGCCTTTGTTGTGGCGTGTGGGTTGTTTGTGTCGCTGGTGTGTGATGTAAGCGTTGAAAGGTTAGCCGTGATTTGTGCTTGTAACTTTCCGAATGCGGACAAAACCGAATCCGTTGCAGAAATTATCGCATTTGTGGCGGTTGACAATCCGGTCAAGATGACCGCTCTCACTCTTGCTGATGTATGATACTCGTTTGTTCCTTCGCTGATGTCGGTGGTTGTCAATACAACGGCACCTGTCTTGGTGTTTACGCTTTGAACATTCCCTTGTGATGCGATGGTGATGGTTTGAAGTGTATCATCAAAGGTGATGGATGTGTTTGAACCAGCCAACAAAGACGCTTTAACCTTTGTATAAACACGAGTATTTGTGAAATATAGGTTGCTACCTTCGGCAAGGTTGGTTGTTGTACTTGCTTCCAATACACGCTGACCGATGTTGGCAAGGTTTGTCCGCTTGGTGACATTCTCGCTATAGTCAACGATTGGAATTGAGTCTTGGTTGACATCAATTGTTCCTATCGGATCAAGTTGTGAAATCTTCTTGTTAGCCATAACTTTCTACCAAACGACCTCCATCCTCTTGGAGCAATAAAAATGAATCTTCAGTTAATAAAAAAAACGCAGTCAACGCATCCACATCATAGTTCTTTTTCTCCAAATCGGTGAAGCGTTCAAAGCCAATGTCCCTTTGTGTGGTGAACAATTTCTCGGTGAGTTGAACTTCGTGTTCAACACCCATATCTCGTTGCGTTGTGTATATTTTTTCGCTCACGATACTTGATAGAATAGTTCTTCGTTTAACAATGGGATTACTTTTAGGATGCCTGTCTCAACCAACTCATCTGCCAATGTAGGATTCAAGTTGTTTGATGAAATTTGAGCATAGATTCGGTATTCGTGTTCGCCAACTTCCAATGTCTTTGCATCGGTTGCACCTTCATCAAAAAGAAACTTGTTGTATCTTTCGGGGTGCGTGGATACATCGGTCAAAATAAAGTTCTTGACTGCATCGGTTTGACGGCATTTCATACTGAATAGAAAGTATGAGTTTGCAATCGTCACTTTTTCGGTGAGAGTTACATACCAATATTCGGAATCTTGCTTTGTTACTTTCAGCATCTATACAAAATAGCGATGCGAATTTTATGTAACAAAAAAGGGAGAGCATTTGCCCTCCCTCTTTCTCCTATGAATCAAGAACCAATTAGATACCTAAAGCGGTAACAACTGAACTCTGCAATTTGTAAGGTGCTTCCGCTTCAATCGCTGATAGAGTAACCTCATATCCATTTGAATCACCCATCGCAGTTCCGGTGTTTGCAACCATAGCGGTCACATCACATCCGTACTCCTTACCTACCAAGAAATACTCATCGTTGTTGTTTTTCACGATGCAGAAACATCTGCCTTGTGCCAACAATTTCATTTCATTTCTTTTGGTTGTGGACAATCTGCGAAGTTTGAAAGCAACATCCGACTGATTGAAGGATGTGCCATTCTCAACACTCACATTTGTGGTGATTACCATTGATCCGGTTGCTTTGGGAAGTTCGTAAGTGTAAACACTACCACTCGCAACGCTTGTTGCGGTAACTTCTCCACTTGCAACGGTGAATCCTGAAGTTGCCCAGTTAATCAAGTGGATGCTTTTGATTCCTCCAATGCTATCCTTGCAATCAAGACTAAATCCCGAAGTTAGTAGACAGGGCATATTTTACAAGATTAAAGGGTGAAGTAAACGATTTCTCCGGGGAAAGCAACCTGAACACCAGCTTTGAAAGTGAAACGAACACGAACTTCATCGTTGTCCTGTGAGTACCACATCTTCACTTCTTCTTGCTCGTCAATCAAGTCAGTTCCCATAAAGAAGTTGCTCAAAGAACCAGCAACAATCTTGTTTGTTCCGTTCAAACCACCAACGGCAATCAACTTCATATTAGAACCGGGGTAAACCATTTCCATTGAAGTAGCACCTTCGCCCACATAGTGGAACAAGTTAGCGTTCTTCAAGTTAACCAACATCAACTTGTAAGCATCAATTCCCAAGAAGCAAACCAAGTCATTCTTCTCTGCAACGGCAGCAGGAATGTTGGCGTACACTTGATCCAAGATATCGTCAATGTTTGCAGCGGTGATTGAAGTGAAAGTGGTTGGAGCAGCGTTACCCAATACTGGAGAAGCAGCAGCAATCAACTTCACGAAACCATCAAAGCGAGACAAGTTGGGGTTACCACTTGCGGTGTCACCTTGCCAAATGGCGGTCTCCAAAGTTTGTGCAATTACGGCAGCTTTTTCAGCACCGATTTGCTCTTCAAAGGGAACCATTGTGGGTGAACCCGGCATAATTTGGGTTTGCATCCATTTGGCTTCCAAAGTTTTTGGACACAAAGTTTCTTCAACTTTTACAGCACCAACGGTGATGTTTCTTTGAGTGAAGGCAGTTGTTCCTGATGGGTTGTAACCACAACCATCGGCTTGGAAGAAAACGGTTGAAGCAAGAATGTTCAAGGCAGATGCTGATTTAACACCTACTTGAACTTGGTTAGCAGATTGCAAAGTTGAAGAAGTTTTGCTTCCGAACAATGCTTTAACCAACAAGTCAGTTGACTGCTCATTGGTGTAGTTAGCGAGTGATCCTACTGAGAATGACATAGTTTTATTTGTTTATAGAGTTTTTGAATTTTTTAAGTGCTTCAAAGCGGTCGTTCTTTTTGGTAGATACAGGTGCTTTCAAGGGTTCTTCGCTTGGCAAATCAGCAACCTTCTCAATCAGGTCAATGGCTTTGCTCATAGCTTCTTTGTGTTTGATGTTTGATGCAGTCAATGACTCAACCTTTGCAGACAATTCAGCGATTGCAGATTCCAACTTGGAAACGGTGTCGTTGAATGCAGATACGGTTGCGAACTCTTCGGCTTCAATTTCAATTTCAATTTCGGGTTCAACGATTTCAGTAACGAAACCACCTTCAGTTGTTACCAACATACCACCCTCAACCTCGTGAGTTGCATCAGGTGCTGGGATGTTACCTTCAGCGGTTTGAACGAACACGGCAGTACCTACTGCCAATTCGCCCTGCCACTCAATGATTGTGCCGTCACTCAAGGTGGCAGTTGCCATCTCAACTTTGACTTCTTCGTCAGAAAATCCCAACATCGTGCGGATTTCTTTCAATGTTTCTTTTGCGTTCATTTGTATAAAATTAGAGTTTATGTTTCGGTGTTGCAATTTTACTTGCCGTTCCACTTGGAAAGGACTTCTTTCAATGCCTCAAGTATTTGTTCATCTTTCTCTTCAGGGAAATCAAAAACGCCCTCAACCGAGAATCCTTTGAACTCACCCTCTTTGACTCTTTCCCACACATCGTCATTGTCTACCAAGTAGGAAACAAACCACGATCCATCGGCAACCTCCTCAAATCCCTTTGGTGGCATCACGCCTCTCTCCCGGTCAATGATGTATGATTCAAACAAGCTCACGCCATCCATTATCGGAGTGCGGTGATGAGCATTGACTGCATCGTACTTGTTGCCCCTTGCCCATTTCTTTGCAATCTTGAAGATGCTCTCCTTGTCAAATACCACATAGTATTCACCACGCACATCGTCTCTGCGATAGATGGGTAGGTCGGCAATCATCGCTGCTCCAGTAACGATTCTCTTGTCCTCGTCTTGGATGGCAAACTTGATAGGTGTTTCGCT